ATAATGGTACTTAGAAAAAGGTAAAAAGAATAATCGCGACTACCAGGCTGGAAAACAATCCTTCATTGTAGGTGAATATTCTTCACCTGAATTTGGTGTAATCAAGAAATGGCAAGTTGAAGAGAAAATAGATGGAACCAATATAAGAGTTATGATTAGCAAGATAGAAACTTCATTTGGTGGAAGAACTGATGAAGCCAGCTTGCCTGCTAATTTATATAAATACTTATCACAAACCTTCGATTGGAACATTAGAGAACTATTATTCAAAGCTATGCCAATGGCTACTCAAATAGTCCTTTTTGGTGAGGGTTATGGTCCTAAAATACAAAATGGTGGCAACTACAGGGATGAAGTAGGTTTTATTCTATTTGATTGTTGGGGAGGTTCCAGGTGGTCAACCAGGCAAGAACTAAAGAAACTGGCAACTTTGTTAAATCTACCAACACCATATGATTATGGATTAATGACCGAAGAAGAGATTATACAGCTTGTAAAGTCAAAACCAGAAAGTCGTAATGCTATTAGACCAATGCCTATTGAAGGTGTTATTTGTAGATCGGAGCCTTTAATGATTTCTAACTTAGATAATAGACCAGTAATGTGGAAATTAAAGTGCAAAGAATTTTAAAATAATTCCCTACTGGCGCCAGTAGGGAATTATTATGCGTATTAAAGGGCTTTAATACTTTAATATTTTAATAAATACTTGATATTGAAGCAACACAATTCTAGAATAAGGGAAAATATAAATTAGGAGATGAGATATGTCATTATTCCCCATGCTAGGCGATGTTTACCTTAATGAGCGAGATAGAGGCATCATTGCTCGTATGGAAGCTTTCTACTCCGAATCAATAACAATTAACCAGTCCTTCTGGGGTGAGGCAGATACTGACACGAGATTCTATTGTAATGACCAAACTCTTTGGCAAAATCTATATGGCAATCTCCCAGCTAATCGTAGAAGAAACCTGGCATTTAACAGAATAATGCGGGTTGTTAATATGATTGATGGTCATCAAAGACGCAATCGTAAATCTATTATAATGACTCCTAAGGAAAATGGGGACAATGAGACAGCTGACCAATTCACCAAGATAATAATGACCCTGTGTCAGCAAGAAGGAATCTTAGAGACGATATCAGATTCTTTCCATGGTGGTCTGGTTACAGGAATGAATCTATTGCATATCTGGCTAGATTATAGAAATGATCCAATATCAGGCGATATCAGAGTAAACAATTGTTCTTATAATTCTTTTCTTATAGATCCTTATTTTAGGAAGGCGGATCTGTCAGATTGTAACGGGATCTGGAAACGCAGTTATTTAACTAAACGTGAGGCTATATCTTTAATGCCTCAGTTCACTGACGAAATCCTAGGATTACCAGGCAACCAGTACGGTAATAAGGATGGCAAGTTTCAGTTTATGCCTGAATCTTATCAATATGGATATAAAAATTTATTAGCATACGATGAATTTTACTATAGGGATTTTAGGACACAAAAGTTATTAGCTGATGCTAAAACAGGCGAAGTAATGGAATGGAAAGGTCAGGATGAAGATGCACTTAAGATGTTCCTACAGCTACACCCTTCTGTAACGATCTTAGAAACAGAAATTCCAACAGTTAACCTAGCAATAGTGATTCAAGGAAAGGTATTTTATAATGATCGCTTACCTACTGGCTGTGATAACTATCCTTTTATACCTGTATTTGCTTACTATAACCCTCAAATACCTTATTTTGAAAATCGTATCCAGGGTGTGGTCAGAGGACTCAGGGACAGTCAGTTTCTCTATAATCGTAGGAAAATCATTGAGCTCGATATCCTCGAATCTCAAATTAATTCGGGCTTTATTTACAAGGAAAATGCGCTCGTTAATCCGAAAGATGTCTTCCTCTCAGGTCAGGGAAGGGGACTGGCTCTAAAAGAAGAAGCGCAAATGACTGATGTTCAGCAAATACAATCACCACAGATTCCTCCTACAACAATTGAATTATCTAAAATGTTAGGTGAGGAAATAAACCAAATCGCTGGTGTATCAGAGGAGCTTCTAGGATTCGACAATAAGGATACTCTTTCAGGGTTCCATTCAATGTTAAAACAATCAGCCTCAACAACAACATTGCAAATATTATTTGACCACCTTGACCGTTCTATAAAATTATTAGGTGATAGAATGGCTGAAATAATCCAGATTAACTATACTCCTGGAAAGATTAAAAAGATTTTAGAAGGACAGGAGCCGCAACCATTATTCTATAACAAAGCTTTTGGTAAATATCACGCCGCTGTTGAAGAAGGTCTTAATACTACCACACAAAAACAAATGCAAATGGCTCAAATGCTTATGCTTAGAGAAGCAGGGGTTCCAATATCTAATCAAGATCTACTAGAAGCTAGCACATTACAAAACAAGAAGATGGTTATTGATAATATGATGAAAGAACAACAGGCTGCTCAACAACAACAGCAACAACAGGCTCAGGCTCAAATGCAAGAGATGGAAGCTAGAACCAATCTGGCACATGCAAGAGCAGATGCTGATAGAGGATTGGCTGTTGAAAGAACATCACGTGTTGAAGAGAACCGTGCATTAGCTATATCTAAACTTCATGAAGCAAATAAGTTTGATGAACAAGCTCTGCTTGAAAAAGTTAAGATTATTAAAGAGATTGGTCATATGGATATAGATGAGATTGCTAAGCTAATTAATATGGCTAACTCATTAAAGGCACAAGAAAATGTGCAAGCTACACAAGGAGTTAGATAAATTGAATATAAACCAGCAGAATGGTTCTGCTGCGTAGATAGAGATTGAAATCTTGCTATCAACTCTCAGTTGTCGACAAAATGGAAGTAACTGAGTACGTGACAAAACGTCCCACACTGAAAGTGTGAAGAAACGTCACGGGTTGAAAAGCAGTTTCTACATAGGAGTACCGTAATGGCAAAAAGATATATGCACTCAATGAAAAGATCCAACAAGTCACAACCTGGACCTGAATATGCAATGAATGATGGCTTTAAGGATCGTAGTTCTTTAGATATGGAAGATTATGTTTCAGGTCTAAGAGCTAGAGATAGAATGGAAGCTCAAAAGGATGGCATGATCAGAGAAGATCATAGAGCCATTGCTAACCTTCCACAAGAAGTTATGATCAAGCCTTATGAACAAGTTGGACCATACCTTCCTGAAGGGATTGATGATACGATCCGTGGTGCAGATATGCAAATGGATGATAATGATGAGCAAAGATCTCGTTATTTCTCACCAAAGAAGTAATCATGGCAGCAGCACCAAGGCCCAATAATAGGGCCACCAGAATTTTATATTCTGTTTTAGGAAGACCGCCTAACTTAGTTAAGTTAACTAAAAGGCAAAAAATGATTAACGATCGATTAAAGGTTGAAGAATCTAGTCGATTGAAATAAGGTCTAACATAAGGCGGTAGGTTTGGCCCCTCCTTTTTGCCTACCGCCTTTATAAAGGAAGAGTATGAAAAGAATAAAAAAAACAGTTGAAGGTCATGAATCTGAAGCTGAAAAGAATTATCTTGTACAGAAAGGTCTCGAAGAAGATAATTTCTATGGAAATATAGATCCTAGAAGACGCCAAGAGATGCATGATGCCTATATGGTTCGTGAGGATCAAAATGCTATGGCCAATTTGCCTAGACAGGCGATTCATCATGAATTTAATCCAGATAAATTTAAATATAATAGTGTGTCAGCAGGATCTCCTGATTGGTCCCATAATGAAATTGGTTTTATAAGAAAAGCTCAACGTGGCTTTATTGAGGAGTAGAAATGAAAAAATGTCCAAAATGTGGCAAAATGCATTCAGGTAAATGTAAATATTAAAGGAAAGTAATGAAACACAAAAAAAAGGCTAAAGAATCTTCTAAAGCAAAGAAAAAGATCGAAAAAGTTATGCACGAGTATAAAGAAGGTAAATTGCATTCAGGTTCCAAAAAAGGACCTATTGTAAAGAATCCTAAACAGGGAATTGCAATAGCAATTTCTGAAGCTCGTAAAAAAGGAATGAAGGTTCCTAAGAAAAAGAAATAGTTACCGATTCTATTATTGCTATGTGGGTAGTGTTCCCACACACTACCCGTTAAATTAGGAAACTATGGAATTTACAGATTACTTATTATTAGTTCTCATGGGACTTTTAATAATATTAGTTTATAGAACATGGTGAACATGACTAAAAAGACATTAGGAAGTATAGTTACCGATCTTAATAAACAACAGACACCTGAAATGGTTCCTGTGTTGGTTAAGGCTTCTGAAATGAAATCCGAATATATGGGTAACCTTTTAGAAGCGGTGGATCGTGGTTGTAAAATGTTCACAGGAGATTTCTATATAGAGGTGACTTCGAAAAAGGAAAAATTACTTGATAGAGTTTATAGGGATATGTTTACTCCTGTTTTGGCGTGTCCTGCTCCCTTTTGGGATCAAACGGTATTTAGATACAACCGATTCGATGGACAAATAGAATACCTATGGACATTGCCTGGAATGAACGAAGCATATTATATGGCTGAACATGCCAAAGAAATCATGAAGCAACCAGATCATACTGGTGAAAAGCAACTATTAGGATTTGTAATCATGGCAGTTAATGGCAAGCTGACCAAGATGATGAAAAAGTATAACAATGAAAAGGAAGATAGCCCTTTATTGGTAAGTTAAGGAATAAATGAATTGGATCAATGTTAAAGATAAATTACCTGAATTTAATCAAAAAGTTATAGCGGGATTAAGTGTTTTTTGCCCATTTCAACAGAAAATAATCACTTATAGTTATGATGTGGGTACCTATTGTTGCACTGAAGAATGGAAACTACAATATTATACAACTGAGAGACAGGGAAAAAGTGGTTTTAAATTAGATGTGCGATATTGGGCCAATTTACCCAAAATAGAAATAAAGGAATAAATGATGGAAAATTATGAAGTGCATCCAGAAATAGCTGCTGAACTAGCAGAAGCAGCTAAAAGAGGTAAACCTATACAGCAAGTCCAGGCTCCTGCACCAGCTCCTCAACCAATACAACAACCTGCTGAACAAATGGAATCCGTCTACGCCGAGGCTACGCCGGACAGGCAGGAAGAAGTTGAACAGGTTCAAGAACCAGTAACTACTCCAGAATCTGAGGAAAGTGGTTACAAAGTTAATATGAGGATAAAGGCCCTTAGGTTAGCCAAGGAAAAGGCGGAGAGGGAACGTGATGATATATTGAGACTGGCTCAAATGAATCAATCATTTAATAAACCTCAGGAGGAAAAACAGGTTACGAAGCCACGCTCCAGGTTACGCTCCGACGAGCTCGTAGAAGGTACCCATGTTAACGAACTGGACGACGAACTCCAACAATTAAAACAACAATTATTAAGACAACAACAACAATCTTATAATGAAAATTCTAAATTACGTTTAAAGGCAAAGTTTAATGACTTTGAACAGGTAGTAAATCAAGAGACAATAGAAATGCTACAGGTTCTTCAGCCTGAAATAGCTCAAACACTAAATTCAACTCAAGATATTTATGCAGCTGGAGTTACAGCTTACAATATTATTAAGAACTTGGGATTGAAGGCTGAAGCGAGTTATGATTCTGATATAAAGCGAATACAAACCAACGTAGCCAAACCAAAACCTATGGTTAGTATAAATCCTCAACAAGGAGAATCTGCTTTATCTAAGGCGAATGCTTTTGCTAATGGATTAACTCCTGAATTGAAGGATCAACTATATAAAGAGATGCAGGCAGCTAGACAAAATTATTGATCTCTTCCGTCGCTTTTAGTACGCTCGACTATGCCCGTGGATTTAAATATATTTTTTATATGTTTTAATATGTGAATTTTGAGCTCTCCGTTTTTGATTACGTACATTTATTTATAATTTTTCTTGATCCACGGGCATATATTGGAAATAAACTCTAGATCCCGTATGTAATATGGAACGAATTGCACTTTGTGGTTATGAATAGGGCATCTGCTTTTAACAGTAATCTGTAGTTGGTATCCAATCCAACCTAGAGTTTAGGTTATTCTCTTGAGCCAATCTCTAATATTAAGACCTTTTTGAAGAGCTTCCCCAATATCTTTACCTACCGGTGTGGGATATCTAATTGCATGTGGATATAGATTCTTCCATTTATAATACATTTGATCTCCACCTTCATCATTGTCGTAACAGATAACTAATCTTCTTTTCTTTGCTAAGGTATTAGTTACATAATCAGGAGTTTTTATATTACTTCCAATAGCTACGGCAAATACAAAGTCATTGGCTGCATAATGAATGGCCATCGCATCCAGTTCAGATTCCACTATTACCATTACATTCCTACCAGGATTACCAAATGTATTTAATCCTGTTATTCCACCTGAAACATTTATATATTTAGGAAGTTTGTCGTCTTTCTTCCAGTTTAGTCTTCTAACTTTAAGTTTTTGAATAGAACCGTCATCTTTCCAAGTAGGTATTATCAATCCTCTAGGGATCCATAATTGTTTAACTTTGCCCTGTGAATCTTTAACCTCAGGTAAGCCCCATTCCTTCCTGTCATTAAACAGGTCCTGATCAGAATAACCTAGTTTATATTGGTGAATTGCTTTTAAAGGCAATCCTCTTTGGTCCAAATACTTTAGTAGGTTAGGTTGGAGGAATATTTTATTATAGGCCCTATTAGCGAAGTCAGTGGCTTTATTGATCCAAAGGTCAGGTGGGTCCTCACTTATTTTAAAAGGTTCTCTTTTAGGTCCAATGGTACTTTTATCAGGCATAGTACCATGTACAAGTTCAACAGCTTCAGGAAAGGTATGTTTTAGGTAATGCATGGCAAACTTAATAGAATCACCATAGGTTCCACATTTCCTACAACCATACCTTCCTTTGCAGTTTCTCATCTGTTTGTCTGGTTGAATGTAGAATCTATCATCACCACCACAATCAGGGCAAGATGAATGGTATTCTCCACCTTCGGTACTTGCCACCCATTTAGGATTAAGACCGTACTGATTAGCTAAATCAAATAAATTCATATTATTACTACTATTGCTTTTGAAAATAAATCTTAGTATATCTATTTGTAGCGTAATATGAAGCATCGCTAACTTCTAAATTTAGACGTAATGAAGTCTCGTCTACTTCAAAAAAGGACGTAAAATCTGTTTTAAGATTCGTCATCTTATCGTTATAAATCATTTTTCTTATCTTAAGGAGAATAGATATGGCGATAACTACGACAAGTACTTTGCCAGCACCTATTCAAGCTAGTTTTAGCTATAAACTCTTAAGTGTTCCAGTGCCTGATTTTATCTATCGCATACCTGCTATGAAAAAACAGATGCCTAGAAATGGTGGTACAACACTAAGAATGAGAAGATATAATCCATTAAACACAGCTATGGTTCCATTAGGAAATTCTGGGATCACTCCACCAGCGCAGAATCTCACTGCATTGGACATTGATGCTAAGATCTCCTTCTATGGAACTTATATTCAGTTAAATGAACAAGTTACATTACAAAACCAAGATCCTGTATTGAACGAAGCAGCAGCACGTTTAGGTGTATGTCTTCGTCAAACTGAGGATCAACTTACACGTGACATGTTAGCGGCTACAGCTGCTTTCATTAACTGTACAGGTGGTGTAAATGGTGACGTTCCTACAGAATTAACACGTTCCGATGTTGATTTAATAATTGCGACATTGAAAAATAACAATGCTCAAACAATTATGGACAACATTGAAGGTGAAGATAAATATGCAACATCACCAATTCGTGATGCGTATTTCATGCTTTCATCTACTGGCCTTATCGGTGACTTTGAAGCCGTAGCAGGTTTTGTAGCTAAGGCACAATATGCGGCACCTACAAATGCTCTGCCATCAGAATGGGGTGCAATTAGCAACCTCAGAATCTTGGTATCATCTATAGGTTCTACATCTCCAAATGCGTCTTCACTAGGCAATACAGTTTATAACAACATGTGTGTAGGTATGGAAGCTTATGCAATAATACAGCAAGATGGATACTCCGCTTCCTTTATCTATAGACCACCTATCTATGATGGCCCATTGGCTCTTAATGCGTCTGTTGGTTGGAAAGCAGCTTTTGTACCTAGAATCACAAATGACCTATGGGTACTTAACCTTAGATCTACACACTCATAAGGAGATAGCCCATGGATGGTACAATATTAGGCCAAGGTTCTTTTGTAGCTAATTCAACAGGATTAGCAAACCCAAACCCAGGTAATGCTGAAGTTGGTCAAGCAAATGCCCAAATTATAGTAATACCTAGCGGAGTTGATTGGTTAAGAGTATTTAATTACACTCAGTTCGGAACAGCAAGCGCAGCTGGCGGAGCTTATTTCAATGGAACAGCTAATGCTGACGTTGGAATTGAATTCTGGTGGCAACGTGGCATGGCTCCAGGAACAGGTATTGTTAAATACAAACATTCTGGCGCAGTTGTGTCTGCTGATACTTTAGTTTCAGGTGGTTTCACACTTTATGATCCATCAGGACAAAGCGCAGGCTCATTGCCTCTATTAGGTAACGCAGTTGCAACAACAGCTTCTACTAACGTAACAAGACCAGTTGTTTCCACAGGAAACACAGCCGGTGTTATAGTTGGTTCAGTTGTTCGTTTAAGCAATACAGCTCAAACAGATGTTAATGGTATTGATTTTGTAGTTGGTGCAGTTACTGCAAATACCAGCTTCACATTATTGACAGCATCTAACCCTCTCGCTAACGCTCCAGGAGCAATTGGTGGTGCAGGGTTCTATAGACTTGTTAATACTGACGGCTTATTTTATCCAAGACGCAGATATGTAGTTAATATTACTAAAGCAGTTAATGCTCAAGTATCTACATCTGTTGCTCATAGATATGTAGCTGGTCAAGCAGTTAGATTCTTAATTCCAGCTGTATCCGGAATGATTCAGTTGAATTCTACAGCTGCTAACAACTATATGACCGCAACTGTTGTAACAGTAGTTGATGATTATAATTTCACAATTAATATCGATACAACTGCATTTACAACATTTACTTGGCCAACAATATCACAAGAGCCAAGTTCGTTCCCAGAAGTTAATCCAGTTGGTGAAGATTCTGCTAGTGCCTTAATGTCACTTCAGCCTCAAACACCGGTATATCAAGGTCAACAAATCTACAATACCAATGTAGGCGTTCTTTCAGATTCTACAGTTAATACTGGGTTTCTTGGAATGGTACTTGGTAATGGTGGAAATGGTCTTGAGTTAACTACACCAATCTTAGGACCATCAGGTTCTATAGCTTGGTCAGCTGGTAACGTCCCAACAGGTGATACAGTTTACTGGGTAGCCGGTAAATCATCATTTGGTGGACTCTAAGTAATTAATGGACCTATGGGAGAGGAATGTAATGACCCCCTCTCCCTTTTAATTTAAGGAATAAATATGTCGGCCCCAAAAAATTTAACCCCTAAACAATCAACAGGTAAAAAATTAACTCCAGAAGAAATAGAAAAGATGAGAGTTAAGGATCGTACATTGGTGCGAGGAAAATTTCATTTCCATGAATGCCCAGGCGGATTAATGCAATTTCCATTTAAGAAATATGCAGGTGATTCAGTAGAATGGTATAAAATGGGTGATGGTGAAGTTCATACTATTCCTCTAGGAGTAGCTAAGCATTTAACAGATAACTGTTGGTATCCTGAATATTCTTATAGAAGGTCCGAAGGACAGGATCTTCAACAGGTTACAAAGAAAATACCTAGAATGAGCTTTCAAAGTATGGAATTTTCTGATTATGATGATGTAAGAGATTCCTCAGGTGAAAGAATTAATACAGCTATATATTATCCAGGAAGATCAGCATGATAGTAGCTCAACCATTTCCTACTTATCAACCAAAAATGTGTGGAATACTAAGTATAACCAATGCCAACCCGGCATTGGTTACCACCACACTCGATGGTGTTAATCCGGGAAATCATCAATATATAGATGGTTTAATAATTAGAATAGATATTGCTCCGGGTTATGGAATGGGTCAAATTAATCAACAGTTTGCTCCAATAACAGTCGTTGGTCCTACTCAGTTCACAATAGCGATAGATACTACAATGTATGATACATTTTCTTTTCCTGTGACATATCCATTAACTTCGCAATATTCACAAAGTGTTCCTTTTGCAGAGCTTAATGGTCAGATTATTGGTGCTGTAAATAATGTTTTACCATATTAGGAGATATCATGGCTTTGACTTCTACGATACTTTTGGATCTTCCAAATCAAACACAGACATTAACTTTTTTTCAAGGACCGACTCAATTGGATCAGATAACTTTTTCAAATAATTCTATTACAATGGGGTCCACAATAGGATTTGATCTAAGTAAAAGCGATTGTTTATTATATAATAGTTTATTTCAGACTTGGGTAACTGCTTTAGAATTAAACTTTCCTAATGTATTTAAAAGTGTTAATTCTAAATGGCCACAAAGTTTATTCAGTGTAAATATAGTTTCAATAACTGGCCTACTTAGAGTTCTTTATACTCAAACATCTTTAGGTAATTCTATTTATGCTACAGATTATCTTATTATAGCTCAAACAGTTATTTATGCTGCTAGGGCACAAATAGCTATATCTTTACAAGAATTCTTTATGATGCAGTTAATGTTACAACAATTCACTAATCAGGTATCTCTTAATTAATCCTTATTAGGAACAATTTTTTCTGATTACGAAATAAATAACCCATATCAACAAAAGTACAAAAGAATATCCAACAATTTGATCAAATCTTAAATTAACTATTAGGGTTATCATTAAACTTAATCCATTCCATTTTGTATCTTCTCTATATTGTCTTCAATTAAGGTTAGATTACCTGTAATGTCTTCTATGCCTGTTGAAATATCCAATACATAATCCGCTATATTGCTTATGTTCATGGTATCAATATAACCTTTAAGGAGGGTTATTTTCTGAGAAAGGCGATCTCTGGAATCTTGATCCAGCAATGTTCCACTAAAATAATAATCTAAAAGTTCATTATACATTTCAATTGCTTTTGAAAGTTCCATTGATCTTCTCCTTTTTAATTTCCTTAGCTAACTCTTTTTGTTTGGCTTTATACCATTGGTTTCTTTGTTTTCTTTCCTCAACTATCTCTTCTTGAGGTTGAAGTTCGAATCTAGGATCTATATTGCTTTCATCATCAAAAAAGGCTTTTGTTTTTTTGTATATTATGATTTCTTCCAAACCCTGTTTCAGGTCCTTAAAAAATTTATCTTTCATTTTATTCCTTCTATTGATTTCGAACATTCCTCTTAGTATAACTAGGAATATAAAAAAGATTAGGAGATATAATGCCAGCAACCCTAGCAGATATAGAGAAAAAGGTTAGGTTACTTACACGACTTCCAAGTACTGCTCAATTATCTCAAGCAGATTTAGATAATTATATAAATACATTTATTCTTTACGATTTTCCAGAGCAATTAAGAACTTTTAACTTACTGAAACCGTTCTCCTTTTACACTAACCCAGGTCAGGATGTTTACGACACTAACATTTTGGCTTTCGCAGGGGCAACCAATAATATATTGTATAATTTCCAAAACTTATATTTAACAGTTCACGAGCCTGTGTATATTGCTGGTTTCCCTGCGCTATATACGCAAGATAGGCAACAATTTTATGGCATATATCCAATAATAAATAGCATTGCATCCATAGGCGTAACAGGAAATGGTACAGCTGGTCCTTTTACAGGAGTAATAAATACTCAACAATCTATAGTGCCACCTGGAACCATGCAGAATATAGGTTTATTGCAAAGTAATGTTTTATTTTCAGGTATAGGTACACCAGGTACAGGCGAAGCAGAAGGTATGGCTCTAGTAGACGTACCTGTGGTTGATGGAGGAACAGGATTTAAATTAAATATAGGTTTCCTATATGATCCTAACTCAGCTGCCTATAGAACAGCTTTAATTAATCCTCCAACAGTAGTAAATCCAAATAACAATATAAATTATTTAACTGGTGTATTTACTATTAATTTCTCAATGAATACTTTGGCAGGAACGCCAATAAATAGCCAGACAGTTCCACAACAATATGCATTACCTCAATCTCTTTGTTTTCATAATAATCAATTCATAGTGAGACCAGTTCCTGATCAAACTTATGCAGTTAACTTTGAGGTCTTTGTAAGACCCACACAGTTAATATTACAAGGTGATGTACCTGAGCTTGATGAGTATTGGCAATATATTGCTTATGGTGCAGCTATAAAGGTTCTTCAGGACAAAATGGATCTAGATTCAGTTAATTTAATTATGCCTGAATTTAAGGTTCAAGAAAGATTATGTTTACGTAGAACAATAGTTCAATATACAAATACCAGGACAGCTACAATTTACACTGAAAACAATGGTTTAGGTGGTGGTTGGACATGGGGTTATGGATCAGGTTACCAATAGGAGAAGCATGTTTTCAAAGATTTTATCATATTTTGGATATTGTGAACTTTGCTCAATAGATTCAACACCTTTGTTGGAAAAGAGCACTCAATGTTTATACACAGAAATGTGTGACATGTCAGATGAAGATTTTTATAATTTGCGTAGCCTTATTTCAATGGCACATGATACTAGAAAAGCTAACTTAGAATATATAAAAGAAAAGGAAAAAGATGCCTTATCAAAATAATATTCCGTTAGCTCCCGATCAATTATCTAGATCACAAGGTGATATTAACGGAAATTTTCAAATTTTAGGTGCCATAGGTGGTATTCCAGGCGTTAATAATAGCGCAGGAATAAATGTTGCCCCAGGCGCAGGTTTTAATTACTTGTATTTAAATGTTGGCAATAATCCTCCAGCGGGATCTGTATTTGCTAATAACAATGCTTTATATTCTTCTGCTGTTGCAGCAGTAAATGAATTATTTGTAAACAAAAATAATCAAGCTGGTCCTGTTCAGATACCATTTACAAAGTCAATTTTAAGTACAGCTGTTGCTCCAGCTAATGGTTTGCCTGGATGGTCATATTTGCCTTCAGGAATAATTATAAAATGGGGAATAATTGCAGTACCAAATATAGCAGCAGGAGGAACGGCTAACTTTGATGCTACGGTACCATTTACAAGATTTTTTGCAGCAACCTTAGGAAATGGTAACTCAGGAGGTGCAAATTATTCATCTCAAATATCTGCGTTAAGTACTGTATCAATAACTGTAGTAAATAGAGGAACTGCTTTAGGAACTTACGTGGCTGCCAATGTATATTATTGCGTAATAGGATACTAATATGGCATTTGATAGATTTCTAGTTGGTCCAATTAATACAGGTCTACAAAGAGATCTAAAACCATTTTTGATAGCAGATGATGCTTTTACTTTATTACAAAATTGTTATGTCTTTAGGGGTCGTGTTAGAAAACGTTTCGGCTCTATATGGATGGGTGAGGGAAATCAATTATTAACCAGGTTAAGGGTTCAGGTGGGAACAGTAGGTGGTCCCATTAGTCCAGTGCCAGGCTTAATATTCCCTATAGGTTCTATGTTCTCAGCAGGAAGCCAGGTATTTACAGTTATAACAGCTGGTGTATTACAACCAACCTTAGGTGCCGATATAGCAACCAATTTGCCATCAGCAGGCAATATGCACTTTAGCACAACAAATGGTGCATTTACTATAGCAGGTACAGGCTTAGGAGGAGCAACTCCTATTTATTGGTATCCTGCATTGCCAGTAATGGGATTAACCCAATATGAAATTGGTGCAATAAATAACCATCCAAGTTATGCTTTCGATCAAGAATTTGCTTATGTATATACAAATGGCTGGTCAAGATCAGTAGACGCTGGTGTACCAGCAAGACCATTATTTCATGGAGCAAATAATAATTATTTCTGGGCAACCAATTGGACAGGAATAACAAGCTCAAGTGAAACTCTATTTGTAACGAATGATTACTTAGTAAACGTACCAGCTCCTCAAGGTACAGGACTAGGAGCTCTTACAGATGATCCTATATGGACATTTAGTCAGGCAAATGGCGTAAATGCATGGACACCTTTCAGTTATTCACCTGATGTGGTTCAAAATCCAGCAAACTTACAACCAATTACAGTAACACGTACAACTACGGGTAATAATCAAATTATAGCAAACTATGTTCAGCAATGTAGAATAATACTGCCATTCAAAAATCGTTTAATCTTGCTCAATACTATTGAAAATAACGCTAATGGCGCAACGGCTTTCAATCCTGCGATGCCAACTACAACTGGAATAACTCCAGCAAATTATGCAACTTCAACTAATACAGCTTATCCGGCAAGATGTAGATATTCTCATAATGGAAGTCCATTTGCTACTAATGCTTGGTTAGAACAAAATCAAACCTATAACCCAGGAGCGACAGGTGTTGTTAATGCAGATGGTGGTGGTTTCATAGATGCTGCCACAGATGAGCAAATTGTTAGTGCAGAGTTTATAAAAGATAGACTTATTGTATATTTCGAAAGGTCCACTTGGGAACTTGCATATACAGGAAATGAAATACTTCCTTTTATATGGCAGAAACTTAACACTGAGTTAGGCAGCCAAGGAACCTTTAGTTCAGTTCCATTTGATACACAAGTTATGGTTACAGGAAACACCGGGATCCATGCTTGTAACGGAAGTAACGTAGATAGAATAGATCAAAAGATACCTGATGAAGTATTTAATGATTTCAAGACAAGTCAGAGTGCAACATTAAGAATATGTGGAATAAGAGATTATTATACTGAGCTTGTTTACTGGATATTCCAGAATACATCAGTTACAGAGTTTCAAAACTTTGATAATCAAATCTTAGTATATAACTATAAGAATGGTTCATGGGCACTGTTTGATGATTGCTATACTACATTTGGCTATTTTGAACAGTCCATAGACATGACCTGGGCAAGTTCAATTCCATTAACTTGGCAAGAATCTAACTTTGCATGGAACGACAATATAGTTGAAGCCAACAAGAGACAAATTTTAGCAGGAACTCCTGAAGGTTATGTAGTTATTATTGGAGCCGACCTAGGAAGAAATGCTCCTGCAATGCAAATAACTAATTTAGTAAATGATGGAACAGGAATTATTACATTAACTATTATCAATCACAACTTTACTTCTAACCCAACAAATTACAATAACACTGATTACATTCTAACTGAAAACATAGTGGCCGATGCTGCTACAATGTTATTTATGAATGGGACCACCTTTCCAGTGGCAACTGTTGTAGATGCTAATAATATAACGATTAATACTTATGGTGCCCTATTAGCTAATACCTATTATGGAGGAGGAACAGGAACCCGTGTTTCCAACATTCAAATGGAAACAAAATGGATCAACCCATACTTCAATAAAGATAGAAGTTTATATTTATATAAGGTTGATTTTGCTGTCACAAGGACAGAAGCTGGTGCAATAACCGTGGATTATTACCCATCCTCATCAACTGTTTCAATGTTGGATCAAGGTGCAGCTTCAGGTGCCTTATTAGGAACAGGCGTTCTAGAAACATCTCCTTATGCCTTATATCCATTAGAAGCTTCACAAGAAATATTATGGCATCCAGTATATTTCCAAACAACTGGCGAATCTATTCAGCTTGCTCTGTTCTTTACTGATGAACAAATGATTAATCCTAATGTAACATTGTGTGATTTCCAACTTCAGGCTTTCATCTTATACACTCAACCAACAAGTCAAAGATTGGAGTAATATGGCAACTTCAGGACAATATAGTGCAAAGATACCTACAACTAGTGTCTGGGATCCCAGTACTATTCCGCAGAATATAGATCCAATTCTTAAAGAATTATTTATACGTATGTATCAGAACTTAAACTTAATGGCCAATGTACTTAATGTTGCCGATATTGGATTCTATAATACTCAATATGAATTTGTTAATGGACAACAATACTTTGCTAACCCAGCTAATAATTCTTCTACTCAAACAAACCCAACACAAAGACCTGTGTTTAGGACAGTTGTAAATTTTGGAGCTTTACCAAATGGAACCATTAATCCTGTTAAATCAGTACCTCATAATATACCTTTTAATTTTGCATTCTCAGCTACAAGAATATACGCAGCTGCTTCAGATACAACTGGATTAACTTATATACCTATACCTTTTGCATCATCTACATTAAATCAGAATATACAATTAGATTTAGATGCAGTTAATGTTAATATCAGAACAGGCGCAATCGATAGATCTAATTATAATTTATGCTATGTAGTGATAGAGATCTTAAAGTTCTAGGAGATATATGAAGAAGTTATTTTTGCTTTTATGTATGTCTTATAGTTGTTCTGCTCTAGAATTAGGAATTAAATTTGATGTCGATGAAGGTAGAGAAAAAAAAGAAGAACAAGAACCAGAAAGTCCAGTTTGGGGAGCTACTAGAAAAAAGGTTAAAGAAATAGACGAAGTATTTACTCCAGTTAATGAAGAAGAGCGTAATATTGTTTTAGATATTAATGATCCAGAAGTTCAGGAAGTTATAAGAAGAGTAGTATCTGCTTCTATTCACCAAGCATTTAAAAACAAAGAACTTGAAAAAGAATTAGCTAATAAAAA